CTGCATAATTCGCGTTAGCCAAAGCACGACCAATCGCACTCGTCTCGCAATTCTCAAGCGCCGACGTAGAATTAACTCCTCGCGTAGATACGGTTTCCTCAGCAAAGCCAGTAGTCCAAGGGTGTGCATCCACTTCAGTTCTATAAATAGAAGCTTTAACGATAAATCTCTGCAAAGTATGCTCAATGACCTCAGTAAATATTCGACCATCTTCATGATCCTTCCAGAATTTCGCTAGGCGTTCTTCGACTGTTTCATAATCTTCTAAATTAAACATATTGTTCATTCTCCTCTGTTGCTAATTGTCCAGCGATTGCAAGGTAACTTGCTCCATCGACCCAAGTGTCGATCTTCTGACTGTCCTCGATGCTTCTGGCAATTTTGACCAGCGAGAGTATGACCGCAACTTGATAATCCTCAACTGGCATTTCCAGATAGGCGCTGATGAGCCTTGCTGCTCTTGCCATATTGTCAGTTGGGTGACCGTAACTAAGTCCCCGGTCTTGGTATAGGTCTGTAGCTGTCTGAAGGATTTCTGCATGCTTCATACTCGCACCTTCTCGACAGATTCATAATGCTTGCGAACTGCCTTGCGACCTACTATGTAGCCATCTCTATGGCCAATTTTGTAACCAATAAAAAACATCCCAAACCAACTGGCTAGGATGATCAACTGTAATAAGCTCATTTTGCTCCCTTTTGCCAGACTCTCTGGCTTCTTGGAGTAAGAATGACACAACTAGCAGACAGAACCTTGCTCATTGATATAACGAAACGGTAACGATTCTGCATCATCGACCGCATCATCGATCGTGCGCTTTATATCGTTATCGAGATCGTCCATACCTACGACCATGAACCACGAAAGTCGCATCCTTTTCAAGGTTAATTAAAGTTACTTGGCTATCTTCAACCAGGATAAATGCCTGCTGCCAGTTCATAGTTCCCTTGGTATAGCCAGCCTTGCGAACATCCATAAGATGGCCACCTTCTACACCACGCAAGATGCGCCCTATTTTGCCCCCAGAAGCCTCTGTAAAGGCTGATACGCCCGCTCTGTGGGTATGACCGCAAACCACGCTTAAACCGTGTCTACGGGCCGCTCCAAGGGCTGTAAGGCCCGCATTAGGGTTAATGCCCTGCTCGTCACCGTGAACCGCCACCCAGCCTTTAGCAAAGGCGTATGGCTTCTTATGATAGGTAATGCCTAGTTCATCGAGTTTTAAAAACTTCTCGAAGCGCAACTCAGGCAAAGCCAGGAACGCTGGAATCTTCTTCATAATGACATTGTAAAGTCTATCCGTATGGTTGGAACGGATCATGTGGGCTTCTTTAGAATGCTCCACTAGAGACCATAAAACCTCTACGGCTTGGTCTCGATCATCAGCTAGTGTCTGCTCGTACCAGCCCGGGGTTCCATCTGACCATCTACTGATCTGCGGGAGATCGATTTCATCTCCCAAAGTAATGACGCTATCTGGCCTGTATGCCTTAATAAAAGATGCAACATTGCGTACCGCAACTTCATCGTGATATGGAACCTGTAAATCTGGAATTATTACGGTTCTTTTCATTTGATTTAATCCTCATCGTCATCATCGTCATCCCAAGTGTGTGGGATTAGGTCTGGCTTAGGAAGAATCCAATCTGGATACGCCGATGGCTCGACTATTACTGCAAGGGCCATATCAACTTCGAAACCTGCGCGGCGAAGCGCCCTATACATTTCCTGAAGGCCAATAGCCCAGGCATCTAGTGCTGTATATGTATCGAGGTCTATAACCTTTTTGCGAGCCATAATCTTATTGTGACTTACCGCATAGGATTTCGTAGATTTTATCCACGCGTGTCTCTAAACGATTTACTGAGTCCTTTAGGCTCGAGCCGCTATTCGGCTTTAACTCCGCTAAATAATGACGAACCAAGAAGTGCAGCATTGCAGTTACACCACCCAGCACCGTCACGATCGCTACTGCAAGTGCAGCATAATCCTGAAGTGTCATTTCTTATGATCGATCTCATCTACTGCTGCTTCAACTGCATCGACTAGGACATCTTTCAAAGCCTTCTTTGCCCGGTATGACTTAATCGCTGCGCGAATGGCTGGGATTGCTGCAAGGGCTATAGCTGCGTAGATCATCTCTGTCATTTGGTTGCTCCTAGTAGTGGGATATTAAAGAACGAGCCATCCTCATCACCTTTGCTAGTGAAAGAGATATGGCAATGATGGTTGTGCGGATTGCTTCCCGTATATTTTCTCCAGCGCCAGCCCAGGCGAGATGATGCGATTCTGCCATTGAAGATGATATAAGAGATGCGCTTCTCTCCAGACTTTGCAGCGAGACGAATCTGATCTGCAATATCGGGCATGAGGTCGGGCTTGCCTGACTTATAGACATCTCGATCAACATCGATTGCTCTAACAGTCCCAGTCTTTGAATCAGGGTTGTGATCGCTAGGGCGTGCTGAATGACGGAGATCGCCGATCCAGCCATCGGAACGTCTATCACGATCTGGGAAGGTGTCATCAAACTGTTCCCTTAACTGTTGAGCAGCCTTAGAAAGCGTTGGTTTCATGCAACAGTTAGTCTCTTTAATTCATCTGAAACTTCTTTAGCAGTCGGAATAGTTTTAGGCTGAACGATCCATACGACAGTTGCATAGTCGTTGTTGTACATCATAAATTCGGCATCTGGACACAAGGATTTCAGAGCAATAGTGTTATCTAAAAATTTACTCACGCTAGAATCTCCGTTACTGTGATGGTTGATAAGTTTTGCTCGCCTGATCTATTTACATAAGCAGTCGAACCGCTTGCTGCTTTAAGTTGTACTTTGTAAGTAGTTGCTGAAGTGATTGCTGGAGAATCTATATAACTCAGTCCACCAACTGCATAACCGGTGTGTTCACCGCCTGCATACCCGCCAGCCACGCGACCGAAATCAGCAATTGATGTTGCTCCGCGAAGGATTTGAAGGGCTGCTGCTGCTGTTCCAGCACCAGAGATATAAGAAAGGCAGGGAGCGGTAACGGTTACTAAAATTCTGCTAGTTGCAGAGGTTGGAGTAATTGAGACGCTTAATCCTGTTACATCGCCGTAAGTTGTGGATGTTGTAGAAGTTTCAGTTGCAGTAGTAGCCGTCACCACTTGCGCAACTTTGCCGCTGCTGGCAGCAGCCCATTTTAAGCCAGTTGCAGCAGTAGAATCTGCAGTTAAAACTTGACCATTTGTGCCTACTGCTAAGCGGGCTGGAGTGTCAGCAGCAGTTGCACCAATTAAATCACCCTTGGCATCGACTATGGCATTTTGAATAGCGTTTGAATCATCTTGAGCAACCCAAGAGAAATCTAAGTCTGTGCCAGATGCCTTAGCTAGTACTTGTCCAGTAGTTCCACCCTTTAAGTCAACTAAGGCAGTATCTATATCCTGACCCAAGGCTGCAATGGCGGTAGCGCCATCCTTTACCAGGTCAGTCGATTGAGGAATATCCCAACCAAAGTTAGTAGTTGTTGTTGCCATTACGCTACTGCTCCTATCGCATTTAGCCAGGTTAGGCTCGTGTTAAGTGTGTTCCAAGTTTCTGCTGCATTTACCTGCTCCCATTTTACCGCAACTTGGGAGAAGTTTATTGGAGATGCGTTAAAAGTAACGCTCAGGTTGTTCAGGCTGGCTCGGAATGTCCAGCCCTCGATGTAACCCTGGAAAGAGCCATCGTTGATATTGCCAGGAAGGTTCTGGATCCAGACTGGTTGGCCTAAGAAAATGTTGATTAAGGCATCTCGATCGCTGTTATCGATCTCAGGATTTCCAAGTACGAAAGTGATGCTCTGGAATTTGGCATAAGGAAAGGCGCGTAGGGCAATATAGCGATCGGCTAAATCTTCGGCATCGGCAGTATGTTTAATCCTAGATGTGTACTGCTCGGCGTAAACGCCAAAAAGGCTTTGGCTTTCTGAATCGGTAGCGGTATAAGTCTGATTACCGTTATTGTCATAAACGATTGTAAAACTATTGCGTAAATCTCCAGCGCGAGTAGTAGCTGCTAAACCTAGGCCATTAGCGTGATTAGCATCAAGAGTTATGTAGCCATTATTGGCTAAGTAATCCTGCCTATGGGTTGAATCGGCATACCCAATATTGCCATTTGCATCTTCATAAAGAACGCCAAACGCTGAATTAGCAATAACGGTGCATAGTGAGTAAAGATCTGTGTTAGAAGATGACCGGGCTATCAGCTCATAATCTCCTGGTTGATCGATTTCGCCTAGACCGATATTGGCCGCATTTAACCAAGTCTCAGTTGGATCATAAGTTGCCCAAGTTTGTGCAGGTGGGACTTCATTCCATTGTCCCAATAGGTAACCTGAAAGAAGCGTGTAAATTTGATCCCCGTCGAAGTCTTGGGATAAGACTCCAGGATCGATGATTCTAGGAAGTTTAGATAATGCTCCAAGGGCTGTAATAGTTGCAGTAGTTGTATAACCCAAGTCCCCAGCCTGATTAACTGCAATAGTAAAATCAGAGATAAACCCGCCAAAGATAGGGATATAAGTCCCAACTGAATTAGTTACCTCGACTGTGATGCCAGTTCCAACGGTAAAGTCATAACTTGAGTTATTAAGGTTCATTAATTGTAATTGGCAATAGCCTGCGACTGGCTGAACGTTGATATCTGTACGGCCTGAGGTAATTACTAGGTTGGCTAGTGTTACGTCTGTGATCTCAACGCCATCAACCAGAACCTTATAGGCAGGGGTATATGCAGTCATTAAACGAACGCCGCGCTGCCCAAGGTTCCTCGAGCGTTAGAATCATTTAAAATGCTGACAATCTGACGGGCTGCTGATTCGCTATCGATCGCGCCATTGACCGTAATGTTAG